GGGTGTCGTCGGCGGCGAGGCTCGTAGTCCCGACCATGTCGATGACGATTCGCGGAGGCCAGAACTTGCCCTCCGTGCTGTCGTCCGGCGTGAAGCCGGCGTACAGGACCCCGCGTATGTCGATGCCGGTGGTCGGGCTGTACAGGTTCTCTTCGGCGAAGTAGTAGTTCGGCATTCCGTGACGGCGTATCATTTCGGCGAACGCCGGGTCGTTGATCAGCACCGAGGCCAACAAGGCGGCTTCTTTCTCGGTTGCGCGACGCAGTTTCAGGGATTCGGTGATTTCCTTCTTCATCTTCTCACTGAGGCGATCCCAGCGCTCCGGGTCGTCGCGCAAGTCCCGAAGTGTGCGGACCATCTTCCCCACCGGGTCGTCCGCGCCCAGGTCGCCGAGCAACTCGGCAGTGAGTTCGTAGGGGTCGTCTATCTCGCCGAACTGCTTGTCTCGTTCCGCGTTGATTGCCATGACCGAACCGCGCGACGCGAGACCGTCGGGGACTATCACCCGGTTCGCCCTCTTCGGCGCCAGGTTCTCTCTCGGCTCCTTGCCCTCCGGCAGTTCCAGCAGCGTGTTTATCAGTTCCTTCATCGCCGGGTTCACGAGGTCGGAGTCCCGACCATCGAGAGCAATGGTGGCGGTAATCGCTTCGGCGAAGGCCTTGGCCGGCGCACTCTCGCCGTAGGCAGTCGCGACGTGGGGCACGTAGTCCGGTATGTCCCGACCTTCTTTGCCCTCTCGCTTGATCTCGTCCCACCACTCCTCGTGGCCGATGTCCCTGAGCGTGTCTTTCCAATACGCCCCCGCCGCGAACCGCCATGCTTGCCAACGCTTGCTTTTGTGATACTCGTCGTCGCCGGACAACTGCTGCTTCACTGCCTCGACGAGATAGTGCCCGTACTCATGGATCAGCAACGCTTCTGGCGCCTCCGATGTCGTCCAGCGTTTCGTTTTCTTGCTCTGGATGTCCGGCTCTATGATGCCTGTCATGAACCACTTGCCGAGGCCGCGACTGATTCGGTCTGCCCTGCCCTTTGACCGCGGGTTTTTGATCCTTTTCAGTGCTATGCCCATACTGTCGTTGAACACACCCGCGGCCATGTGGGAACTGTCCATGTTCGGGCCGTACTTGACGATGCTCGGAAGCCCGAACTTTTCCACGAGTGCCCTGAACTCCGGGTTCGTGGTGAGTGCGTGTTCCACGAGTTCCCTGTTCTTTGCGACTGCTTCTGGCGAGAAGTCGAAGGCGCCTTCGAGCAACATCTTGAACGCCGCTGTCCTGTCGGTCTTTTTCAGCGCATCAAACTCCTTCGCCTTCTCCGGCGAGAGCATCCACTTGAGGTCGTCCTCCACGTAGTCTTCCAAGGCCCTGATTGCGTTGTCTCTCTCGAACGGGGTCATGTCGGGAGACAACGGCGGCATTTCGGGGTACTTGATTCGCATCCTCTCGTATGCGAGTCCCGCCCACGCTTCCAGACTGTCGGGTACGGCATCCTTTACTATGTCTGAGGCGGACATACCCGCGTATCTCCGTTGGTACTCTCTCGCTCGTCCCGATTTGTTCAGCGTGGCGGCCCTGCTGAGTATTTTCCCGAGTCTCTGCGAGGCGTTGGCGATGGCACTTATTACTGCTGGTCGCATGAACGGCGTGCCGTCCTGCACGAAGCCGTCGCCGTCACCGTCTATGGCATCGGGGTCGAATGTCTGCAACCGTACTTTGGTGGACAACTGCTGTGCGGTGAGGGCTATCGCCGTGCGAATCTGGTCGTCAAGCACCTTGTTGCGGGGGGTCTCTATGAGTGTCATGTTCCGTCAATTGTGGCACGAGTATCGTTTCGGTGGTGTTAGTAGTCCCGAGTTTCTGTGTTCGTGATAATAAATGCTGTGAGACGAAGTGGTGGTCGGGCGAGACGTGAAGGGGTGCGACGAAGTGCGACGAGACGGAAGGGGGCGAGAGGGGGTGAGAATGGGCGTGGTGTCGGCACGAGATACGAGTGTGGCGATACTCGTACGGACACTTGGGACTGCTGAGGCATGCCACCGAGAGTGCCGAACCGAGGTCGTGCCGAACTGAGGCAGTCTCGTACTGAGGTCGTGTCGAACCGAGGTCGTGCCGTTCGGTGGTGTTGGTAGTCCCGATTCTCGGCGTTTCTGATAAGGAAAATAAGACCCTCGTTTCCCTGCTACGGAATCGGGTTTTTGAGGGGGGCGAGTTTTACGGACTGCCCTTTTTTCGTTTCGTGCTTTGGAATTTTTTTGACGGACTTTCACGAGATCGGGTTTTTGGGGTGGGCGAGTTTCACGGACTCGGGTTTTTGGGGTGGGCGAGTTTCACGAAGTCGGGTTTTTGAGAGAGCGAGTTTTACGGACTTGGGTTTTTGGGTGATACGAGTTTCACGGACTTGGGTTTTTGGGTGTGTGAGTTTCATGAAGTCGGAGTTTTTGGGGGGTGGGAATAACGAATTTCTACGGCGAGAGAGCTGTGCGAGTGAGTGTTTATGGGGGGGGTGTATTGGGAAGGGGGTGTATTGGGAAGGTACTCAGGTGGTGGTGCTACTAGGGGTGTGGTACTAAGTGGTACTAATAGTGGTACTACTTAGGTGTGTGTGGGTGTGTGGTATTCGCATACTGCTCAGGTGCGGTGGGGTGGTACTACTCAGGTGGTACTGCTACTGAGAGTGTGGTACTAAGTGGTATCAAGTGGGGTGGTATCGCAACTGTGGTGTGGGCACGAGATACGAGATACGAGTGTAAGTGCGAGTGTGGTGGTGAGTATGAGCGTGGTGGTGGGATACGAGTGTGGTGGTGGGATACGAGTGTGGTTGTGAGTACGAGTGTGGTGGTGAGTACGAGTGTGGTGGTGAGTACGAGTGTGGTATCGGGTACGAGTGTGGTATCGGGTACGAGTGTGGTATCGGGTACGAGCGTGGTGGTGGGATACGAGTGTGGTGGTGAGTACGAGTGTGGTGGTCGGGGTTACTACTCAGGTGAGTATCGGTGGTGTGGTGGTACTCGGTGAAGGTGTGTGGTGTCGGGGGTGCTACTCAGGTGGTAGTACTTAGTTGGTACTACTCAGATGTGGTGTGGTGTGGTGTGGTGTGGTGTTGCTCAGGGGGGCGTATCGCTCAGGTGGTGTGGTACTGAGTAATACTCAGGTGTAGTGGGGTATCACTACTCAGGGGTGTGGTGGTGTGGTACTACTACTCAGGTATTACTACTCAGGTGTGTGGTACTCAGGTGTGTGGTGTTGGGGTTGTACTCAGGTAATACTGCTCAGTCAGTACTACTCAGGTGTTGGTACTCAGGTACTGCTGTGGTGATACTGCTGTGGTACTACTCAGTTGGTGTTGCTGTGGTAATGCTCAGGTGATACTCAGGTACTGCTGTGGTGGTACTGCTCAGGTGGTACTGCTGTGGTACTACTCAGGTGATACTCAGGTAGTACTCACATACTGCTGTGGTGGTACTCAGGTACTGTGGTGATACTCAGGTACTGTCGTACTCGGGTACTGTGGTCGTACTCAGGTACTGTGGTCGTACTCAGGTACTGTCGTACTCAGGTACTGTCGTACTCAGGTACTGTGGTGGTACTACTGTGGTGGTACTACTGTGGCGATACCCGTACAGTCACCCGTGACTGCCTGCGAACTTGGGCAACGAACTGAACGGCGACGACTACTGCGACTTGTCGTCTCGTGTTCGTCGTGTCTGTGTCGGTGTCTGTTTCTGTGTCGCCGTTGTTGGGAACGAACCGTTCGTTGTGTCGTCTCGTCGTGTTCGTTCGTCGTGTCGTGTCTGACCGTTCGCTTGTGTGCGGACACACTCACCGAACGGAAGTGTTGCGACGACAATCTCACGGACTTGTCGTGCCGTTTCGTTCGTGTCGTGTTCGGTGGCGTACCGTCGTCGTCTGTACCGACGACATACAACGACAACCGTTCGTTCGTCGTGCGAACGGAAGGGAACGAACGATACGACTTGCTTGCGACACTTGCTTGCGACACTTGCTTGTTCTCAACAAGTGCGAACAAGCAACGACGAACAACGACGAACGACGACGAACGACGAACGACAACAACAACGACGACGAACGGCGACGACGAACGGCGAGAGAAGCAAGTCGGTTGCGAGACCGTTCGCTTGCGACTGTCGTTCACGGTTCGCCTGCGAACACTCGTTCGGGTCGGGGCGAACACTCGTTCGTGTCAGGGCGAACACTCGTTCGGTGGGGGGCGAACACTTGTTCGGTCAAGGGCGAACACTCGTTCGGTGTCGAAAGGTCGTGTCTATCGGGACTTTCCGAAGCCGACTAGGGGCCGTGGGGGCTCGCGTGCCATTATTCGGGGCCGGCGTCGTCGGCTTGATTTATCTGGTCTCCCCAGCAGTGCCAGCCGGTCCGTGCGCGCCGTGCGAACAGCTCCACCTTGGAGGCGGCGGGGTAGAGCATCTCTATCCGTTCGTGCACCTCGGCCGGCTTCGCCGAGTGCTCCCTCGTCGGCGCGAGCACGGTGTTGGCCACCGACTCGTCGGCGATGGGCAGGGGCCTCCCCCTGCGGATGGTGGAGCAGGCGAGCACGAACTCGCAGGTCGGCTTGACTATTGACGGTCGCACGCCCCTTGCACCTATCGGCTTGCCGTCCTTGGTGGTCTTCACCCAGACGAAGGCGACGCCCCGGTAGTGGAGCCCCCAGGCCCGTATCGCATCCATCGCCGCATCAAGTCGCGGGGCAGTCGCCCACACGAATGCGACTGCTCTCTCGTTGAGCAGTTCCCTGACGGGGAGCATCAGGATTTCCTCATCCGAGAGGGTGCGGTAGAACTTCGCCGCCGCGCCGTCCTTGGCCTGGTCGCCGAAATACGACCAGGGAGGGTCGATCAGGGCGATGTCAAAGCGCTGGGTCGGGAGATTGGTGTAGGGGCCAGCATCCACTGTCGTACTCGGAGAAACCGTCCTCCCTGTCGTAGGCGATCCATTCCATCTCGGGGGCGCCCATGAAGCGCGCCACCTCGCCGAGCACCGTCACATGGTCGAGCTCGCCGCAGGTGTAGAGATCGAAGCGGAAGTACGGTTGGTCGCCCTCCTCCCAGACGTGCAGGGCGATGTGCGAGGTCTCGATCATCGCCACCGCAGTCAGGCCCCTGTTGCCCTCCGCCCTCACGTAGCGCACGAACGGGCCGCCGATGCGCTTCATGCCGATGTCCCTGACGAGCCTGCACAGCCACTTCTTGAGCTTGCGCTTGGACTTCGGCGGGGTCTGCGTCCTGCCGTTGATCAGCAGGTGCTTGTGCAGCGGAATTTTTGCTTTTCTTGGCATTTGGGTCAGGCTACTGTACTTCTTGTTGCGCGTGGCTGACCCTCGCCATTATTATCTCGGCGTACTCGGGGTTCATCTCGCATCCCACCCACTGGATGCCATCGAGCGTGGCGGCGACGGCAGTGGTCCCGGAGCCGAGGAACGGGTCGAGCACGATGCCGCCCGGCGGGGTCACCATCCTGATGAGGTGGTGCATCAGGGCGATCGGCTTCACGGTGGGGTGGTGGTTCTTGCGCACCTTCTGCGAGCGGTTGTGGGGGTTCGTCGTGCCCGCCCTCTCGTAGTCGTCCTCGTCCTGCCTGCGGTCGGGCAGGTCGCCGAGGCCGAGGTTTCTCTCGGCCGTGGATGCCTTCGCGCAATAGAAGAAGCGCGCCGCCGTGCCCATTGATTTGTCCCGTCCCGTCGTCTCGTAGCCTGTCGGCTCACCGTTGTTGTCGAAGAGCCTCGCACCATTGGTGGTGTTCCAGGTCCCGCCCTTGACTTCGGGGAACAACTCGAGGACCTCGTCGGAGCCGTCGTGGATGAAATTGGCGGGCCATCTCCCGCCATCCTTGTAGGTGTTTATCTCCGTGCCAATCAGGTTTCCGGCGCCGAAATCAATGCCGCCATCAAAATGCTGCTGGCGCTGCTTGCGGGACAAATTTATCGGTTCGTCCCCGAAGGGGATCCTCGTCGCATCTATGTTCAGCGCCCCGGTTCCGTGCTTGAGGATGTTGTGCGCGACCGTGCCATCGAGCGGTTTGCGGGCGAGCACGATCGGTTCGTGTGCTGGTTTCAGCGCCGTCCCCCACCCCATCCATTGTCTCGCTTCTGGTGTCGTCGGATCGAGCTTCCCCAGACGCGTGTCCTCGGCGGTCTCGTCGTAGTTCGTGTCTCGTTGACCGTGGATGAACTGTTGCTTGGACATACCCCAATCCCCGCATTCCACCTGCTCACCGGACAGTTTCTTGAACTCCGTCTTGTTGGCCGAGCCAATCGTCAGCATCCCCTCAATTGATTTGCTGACATTCAGCGATTTGGGGAATCCAGAACCGTACACCCACATGATTTGGTCTCGTATCTCGAACCCAGCTTCCTCGACGGCGCAGGCAAGACGGTGGTAGGTGCGTGAGCCACCGAAGGCGAGCAGATGCCCGCCCGGTTTCAACAGTCGCAGACATTCGATAGCCCATTCCGTACACCATGCCTGAAACGCCCGCATCTCGTCGGTGCCACGAGAGAACCTGACTCCGTGCGTGAAGCCCTTGGTGTGAAAGATGCCGTTGGTCGCCTCGTCGGTCACCGCTACTATTTCGGCTGACTTCCAAGGCGCATCCCATTCTTTACCCATGAACTCCAACCCATACGGCGGGTCGGTGACGACCGCATCGAAGCAATTGTCGGGATACTGTGGAAGTACATCTAGACAGTTTCCGATGTGGAGCATGTTGCGACTCTAGCATGTTCGGCTCTCCGCTCGGCTATGTGGCCGTACTCCGGGTTGATTTCGAACCCGATCCATTCCACTCCTTCGTGAATGGCCGCCACTGCCGTGGTCCCCGAACCGAGGAATGGATCGAGGACAATCCCATTTGCGGGCGTCACCAAGCGGATTAAATAGCGCATCAGGTCGACCGGCTTCACCGTCGGGTGGTGATTCCGGTCTGTCAGTCCGGCATTCCGCTCTGCCTTGTTTGCTTTCGCACAGTAGAAGAACCGAGCCGCCGAACCGTCGTCGCCCATCGCCCTGAAACCGCCCTCGGTTTCTTGACCACTAGCGAAAGATGTGTTCACTGCTTTTCCTCGTTTTGATGGGTATGCGCCGCCTTTGGAACGAGGGAACAGTTCGAGCACTTCGTCGCTGCCGTCATGGATGAAGTTCGCAGGCCAGCGGCCCGGCGGGTTGTAGTTGGATGGTTGTACCATCGAATAGTCGCCGTACACCGTGTTGTCGGTCATCGGTTCGGTGCCGAAATCCTCGTGCTGGTTTTTCGCAGTGCTTTCGCGCCTGTCCTCATCGGAAACGAACGACACTCGGCATCCGTCGATGTTGAGCGCCCCAGTGCCGTGTGTCAGCACCGTCTCTGCCACCGTGCCGTCGAGCGGTTTACGGGCGAGCACAATCGGCTCGTGCGCGGGCTTGAGTGCCGTGCCCCAACCCTTCCAACGGCGAGCATCGTCGGTTGCGGGTACGGTCACGGCATTGCCTTGTCCTGCTCCCTCTTGTAGTTGCGAACCGTAGATCGAGCGCGCCATGGCAGTGCGCGAGTCGTGCGGATTGGTGTAGCCGATTACTTGTGGCTCTGCTCCGTTCATCTTGTCAATCGCCTTGCTGACATTCAGCGACTTGGGAAACCCCGAACCGTAGACC